CGATTAGGCGGATGGGATACGTTGCACAAGGTGTTAAAGGAAGACTTCGAAGGTGCTAAACGGAGTTTCCTCCAATACCTAATCGCTTTCGCGGGGTTACTTTCGTTACCTAAGGCGCTAGAATACGTCGAGTCGCTGTTTACGCAATGAATAAGTACCCGTTAACTAGCGAATTCGGCGCTATTGACGCGGTGCGCAACGGTATACCACATACGGGAATTGACCTCGGAATGGAAATCGGTACGGCATTACGTAGCGTTGTCAACGGTAAAGTATCGCGGATATTCGATGGTTCTACGTCACTCGGTAAAGGCGTAGAGATACTCGGCGAGAACGGTAAACGTTATGTTTACGCTCATATGGATAACGTAGATGTCACCGTAGGCGAACGAATTACTTACGGTGAACACCTCGGCGTATCGGGTAATAGCGGTAACTCAACAGGCGCGCATTTACATTTCTCCGTACAAGACGCAAATGGCGCGTACGTCGATCCGATTCAATATAAACCGATGCTCGACCGTTTGACTGGCGGTAATTATATACCCGACGGACCTGCGAATACGCGCGAAGAATTAGAGGCGTGTTTGCCTACGGATGATGATATAGCGTGGCATGACGTTGACGCACGTATGCAAGCGATTATCGATATAAAAGCGTGTGAGACGAAGCAAGAACTACTCGGCTTCCTTCAAGGACTCGGAAACACTGTCGCGGAATTAAGCTATACATTCGCGTTAATAGGTGGCGGATTACTTATCGTACTACGTGTCGCAGGCATGACGCGCGCAACGAAATACTTCTACGTCCTACAAGTATCGCACATCTTTATACGCGCATTACTAGGAGGGATACGATGAAAGTATCGGTAGTTAATCCGGATTACGTTTACGTCAAGTTGATTCCGAATAAGTCGGTGAAGAATACGCAGACTCACCTTATCGCACGGACTATCGCGAACATGTATAAAACGTTATGGCAAACGTTGGTAAAGGAAGACGAGCGCGTATTCAACGTAGGCAAACGCCAGTATGCGATAGGCACGCGTTGGTCCGTAAAGCGTCAAGGTAAAATCGGCTACTTCGTTTATCTCGAAAAGGAACGCATCGATTTCTACTTCATTATTCCGCGTCATTTCTACGCAGTTATGAAAGAACGGATCGGTGGTGTATGGAACGGTATTACTATAGAAGAAGTTGAAAGCCTACCGCAGTTTAGCGACGACGCTTTTAAATATTCGATGGTCTACGAAAAGGAAGACGGGCTTTCCCTCGCTACCGACCGCAAGAATAACGATTTGCTTAACGCTTCATTAAACGTAGTCGACTTACTCGAAGATGGCGATAGAGCTGCGTTATTATTTAACTTCGTTCCGATATCGCAAGAATCGTTTAAGTACGCGTATAAAGCTACGGTCGAAAAGGTGAAGAACGGCTTACCGACTGAACGTAAGAAAACGGGTATCAAGTATCTGCTGAAAATCGGAGTAGCGTTACTTGATTCGCTGATACGTGACATCACGGAATCCTTCGCGGGTAAGAACGATAAGAAACGCGATGAACACGCACTCGAAGGAATCCTCGACCGTATGAACGGTGGTAAACGTATTAGCGAATCCACCGATGAAAAGATACGCGGTCAACTACTAGATACGCAAATCATCGTATTCAGCGAGTCAAAGAAACGCGTGAATATCGTTGAACGGTCATACGCTACTTCTATCGCGCAGTCATTCGACGTAATATCCGGTGACAATCGCCTAGTCAAACGTGCGTTTAACGGTAAAGTCGATTATACGACTACGCGGATAAAAGGTGCGGAATCCATGCGTGTATGGGACGAAGAAGCGCAGAATTTTATCGCGTTACCTGGACGGGAATTACTCGAAAGACATCCGTTTATCGGACGTGTGGAAACGCAAGAAACGCAGTTACCGAAGGATTTACAGAATGGCGTTATGTGCCTCGGTGAAACTACGTATAGAGGCGGTAAGCAAAAAGCGTATCTAACGGAACACGAACAATTCCGCAAGTTAATGCTGCTGCTACTCGGACCGTCGCGTTCGGGTAAAACGAATCTGATATCGCATCTTTGTATGGACGTCGTAGAGAACGATGAATGCGTAATCATGCTCGACTTTATCGACCGTTGCCAAGCGAGTCAATCGGTGATACGTAACTTTCCCGATGATAAGGTGCTGCGTATCCGTTTCAACGACCCGTCGAATATCGAAGGACTCGGATATAACGAAGTCGGTCACTCCGATGATCCGTTCACGCAATACGATAACGCTAAACGGCAAATGACGAATACACTCGCGTTAATCAACGCGGTAAACGACGGTCGAGGAACGGACACACGTTTAACTCCGAAGATGGGACGTTATCTCGAAGGTGCGTGCTTAATCGTATATTCTAGCGGTGGCGGATTGACCGACGTGTTTGACACGCTAATCGAGCATGAAACGCGTGATACGTTTATTAGCCGAGTGCCTTCCGAATTGGAAACGTATCTAGCGAAGTATATCGCAACTTTACGTGAACTTGATAAGCACGATAAAGACGGTGAAATCGTAGGTACGAGGCATTCGTCGATTGAGGGGATTATCGACCGTTTAAGCATATTGAATCGGAATACGTATATGGAATTAATGCTACAGAACGGTATCGAAAACAACGTTAACCTCGTCGAAGAATTCCAAAAGGCGCAAGTCATCGTCGTAGAAATGCCGGACGCACAATTCTCCACGAAGGAAGAAAAGGACGTCATGACTACGTATTGGTTAACGAAGATATGGTTAGCGTTGCAGATACGTTCGAATAAATATCCGGATAATATGAAACAAGTTAACCTAATCGTCGACGAAATTTACCAAGTACCGAATGGCGAAATATTCATCGCGACTAAGTTATCGCAGATTGCGAAGTATAATATGAAACCCGTTATCGCAGCGCATTACATCAAGCAATTAAAATATATGCGCGATGAACTTCGTAGTGCTAATCCGTCTTATATGCTCATTTCGGGATGCGACGCGGATAACTACAAGGAGTTGAAATCGGAATTATATCCGTTTACCGAGGAAGACTTATTGAAACTGCCGACGTATCACGCGCTCAATTATATTAAAACGAAGGACGGATATTCGCAGTTTATTACGAAGTTACCACCGGAAGTATCACGTAGAACGCAAAAGAACGCCCCACTCCGTAATTAGCGAGTAGGGCGTTTTCTTCCGTTATTTATCCGCGTCAAGATACGAACGTCGTACGATAGTTGCCGTAAGTGCAATCGCATCGTCTAGCGTAAGTGTTCCGTCTTTCGCTTTCTGCGCCCATTGTTCTGACGTAAGAATACCGTCCTTATGCGCCTTGTCTAGCGTTTTATACATTTCGTTATTTAGCGTGTCTGTCGTAGGTTTAAACAAGCGTATCGCCTCCTTCGTATCCTGCGGTTTTGTGACGCTGACTTCCGCGATAACTTCGTTTACATATGGTATTCCGAAATAACGACATACGGCACGTGCTAACTCTTGCGATACTTCACGGTGGAATTTAGCGTCGATCATTAACAACGCTTCCTTCTCGTCGTCCATAAATCCGCATTCAACTAATACCGCAGGCATCTTCGATTCACGCGTCATCGCCAAGTTTTGACCGACGACACCACGATTAACTTGCGGAGTGCCTTTCGCTAATTCCTCGATTGCTAACTTTGCGAATTTAAGTGAACCGCTATTTACGTTAGATTTATCGGCAGGCTGTATATGAACGCTGAAACCACGTGCTTGCGAGTAGGCGAACGTACTACCCATCGCGTTAAAATGAACGGATATTAGTAACGATGCCTTCGCTTGATTAGCGGTATTCGTACGTGTATTTAACGGTGTATCTGCGTCAGTAGGCGCAAGTTGTAATGTACGGAATCCACAACGTTTTAACTCCGTATCTAATAAGTCGACTACCGCTTTATTGAATTCGTTCTCGCGTATCTGACGTCCGAGTGACGCGATATAAGGTGTACGCTTGCCTGCCGTTTGTGGTCCGTGTCCATCGTCTAATGCGACTAGGTAATCGGATGCTTTCGCCATATTACGCCAACCCGTTTCGTTTCGCTAACTCGTCAGCCTTACGTGCTTTACGTGTGATATCGTTATTTTTCCACCACGTCCATATAGCGGTTACTGCCGTAAATGCCCCCGTCAAGAATACTTCGACTTGTGCGTCTTCAAACGGAATCGGCGAATAGCCTGCGAGTACAAGCGATTGATTCAGTAATGCTAACGCTAGTAATACCGTTCTTATAATTGTTCCCGTTTCAATACGTTTAACTTCGTTATTCATTGCGTTTCCCCCTCGATTGGTGTATCGTTAATAACGGAACGACTTAACTGCGGGCGACTTCAAATTCAACCGTTAGTTAACCGTTCCTTTTTCCGTTGTCTTCATACATACGCTCCTAACCGAACAAGTACGGCGCTAACGCGAATAAACTCGCAATTAGCGTCGTGACCCCGCCGATGATGGCGACTATTACTGTAGCGTTCGCTTTCTTTACTTCCGCTTGCGCACCGCTTGATACGGTGATGCGTTCTAATTGCACGTCATGCGCGCTCAACTTATCGTAGACACGCCCGTTAGTTGCCCGCTGACCTTCCGTAAACTTATCCATTGACTCCGCCATCTTACGCGTGTTCTCTGCCGTCTGCTTCGACGTTTCTAATAACGGTAATACGAGGTCGCGTAAATGATCGACCTTATCGTCAACGGCGTCCACTTTCGCAGATACCTCGTCACGTAATTCCTTTTGCGTCCGCATGAGTTCGCGGTGTGTGATGAACGCAGATTGTTCTTTTAATTCTTGCGGTTCCATATCGAATGACCTCCTACGCCTGCGATTATAAAGTTAAAGCCCGCGGTAATTGCGTAGCGTAACGGTAGTAGCATATTCGATGAACCTTCGAATGACGCCGTAGCGTACAAGGCGAATAGGATACCGCTAAGAATACCTCCGACTAACATCGGAATGGCTCTCCGTCTGCCTTCTTGCAAGGCTGCGTAAAGGAATGATACGCCAGCTACTACGAGTATAAGACCGTACGTTTGTAGCGAAAGTAATCCCGCTAGTAAATCGTAGGTTGGCGCCGAATACGTGATGCCTTCGAGCAACATAATGTAGACGCCCGTGGCTATCGCGTACATAGCGCTATATATAAGGAACGCCTTCGCGAGAAAATCGTTTTCCGTGTGATTTCGCATAATCACCGCCCCTTCCATGTAAATGAAAAAGACGCAACTCGCGGTGAGTTACGCCTTGATTTCGTGCTATTCGGTATCGCTCCGTATCTTCCTACGACTTATTAAAAATTAAATTTCGTGAAATAACCTAAACACTCTTTAAATTTGAAAAGAACCTTTGTTGAGGAGCAGTAACTTCTTTATATTCTCTAAATACTAATAATGCTACCAAAAGTAGATGCATACTATAGATCATAGACACACTCCCTATCATAAACATAAAGGGAATTAATATAATTAAGAATCTTTTATTCGCAAGCTTACTTGCTTCAAACCCTTTAAAAACTATTAATACCCATATCATTGTCCCGATTAGCCCAAAACTCACTAATAAGCTCGGTATGAATCCGTGTATATCGGTTGTTCCAAATCCGACACCCAGTAAGGGATTTTCCTTAAAGTTCTCAAAGCCAACAGAAATAGAATTTAATCGCGCACTTCCAGTTCCAATTCCGCCGTAATTTAGAGTCAATACTGCTCTTGCATAGTAATACTCGAAAAGCAGTGAAAGTTTCGGGCTATTTATAACTAATATAGTTACGCCCGATAGTATAGTTCCCATTAGTGCAGCTTTAATAAATAAGCGATTACTACTGCTAAAAATATACATTAAAATAAACAAACCAGAAAGCGCAAACCCTCCAAACGACCCCGAAGACAGGAATACATATAGGACAACGAGTAACGTAAACAGCTTTTTTTTATCGGAAATAATATTACTCGTCATTAAAACTAAAACCACAGGAATATAAGATAAAACCAAGTGACTAGGTTCAGCGGTTAAACCTTGTAAAGCAAAGACGCCGGCTCTTTCGAAAACAAACTCAATTTGACTGCCTCCCTTGCCGAAAAAACTTCTAGAAATATCGAGAAATACTGATGAACCAAATACTTTAGTTATTTGTTCTATCACACATATAAACGCAAAGAATAATCCAGAATTTACAATGAATTTTTTTAGTTCATCAGATCGTTCTTCATTTTTAAAAACATGTTTGTCTAATACATAATACAATGCGAAGAAAATTAATAACCGGACAAAAGATTTAATATGCGAAAAATTAAAGGTTGCGACAGTTAATAATTCCTCTCCCCAAAGATACCGGTCCCAACTCCCCCCTATAGGCAGTATTAGCGACTCAATTAATAAATTTTCTACTAAAATGTATCCTATTAGTATGGATAAGAGTAAAGCTATCACGGTAAATAATGACTTGAAATATATTTTTTCTTTTTTTATTAACGGTATGCCCATCAATATAGCTAAAGCCATTAGAATTTCCGTATAGCTTATCAACTGCCCGCCTATATTGATGAAATAGCCTATTTGAATAAATATCGAAAAAAGAATCAAAAGTTTAATGATATACATATAAAACCTATCGTAAACTTTAAAATAAATAACTCCCGCCATAACAAGCGCGACCAACAAAAAGCTTCCAGCTGAAAACAAAATTACCATCCTCCATTACATTACACCGCATTACATATGTTAAATAATGGAGGACTATTTTGAATATGTCAATTTAAATCAAATTATTCCCACTATAATAACCTAGCTTACATCATACTATTTTGATCCCAAGCAGTAGTATGAGAAATTAAGTAATTTCCTTGAATGAAAAGTCGAAATAATGTATTGTTACCTTTTTGATCCTACACCGTTACTACCGTTCCGATATTGTTGTCTCTTATGACGTTAGCTTTTACTTGATAACCAGCAACTTTCATATTTCTTGCAACGTTTCCCGTAAGAATTACTTCTTCGGAAAAGATATTTGCTGCTGGCATAAATACCGCGTGTGACATATTGCCATCCCCTAAGTTCCTAAAAATATTATTCGATATAACACTTGCAACTAAACGTAATTCACAAGCTATGGCAGGGAATAAAGACAAGCCTTCTTTTGAAAGATTTGTAAATGTGTTATTGGTAATTGATATCCCCATACCTGTATCACCTTTTATCTTTATTCCTTGTTTATTAGTGAAACGGAACTTACAAGACGAGACTGTATGATCGTCACCGTATAGTATTATATCTTCAGTATTGGCTTCAAACATACAAGAAGAAATAACGGTTTCACTTCCTGCAGCGGCTGTTGAAATTGCTGTGCCTACTTGTGAGAAGTAACACCCCACAATTGTATTTGCGTAATTCAATCCCGTTATGCCATTAGTAGTAGTCATAAATCGACAACCAATGAACCGTGTTCTTTGGAAAATGCCTTTGAAACAATACTGACCGTTATCAATAAAATTACAGCCGATAAAGCCATTCTCAAACGCATACCAACCGCCTGATTCCGCTGATTGAATCCCCACTTCCAAGTTATGAGCAATTACTGCATTTAACCATGTGCTGTGGTTTGCAGAACCAATATCTGCACCAACTCTATTACCCCAAACAACAGTATTTGTGACATAAAAGTGTTCTTGTTTCTGCTTGATTCCTATATCGTTATAAGCGATGTAAGAATTTGTAATTTTAACACTACCAGGTACAGGACAAAATATTCCGATACCACCGTTTGTAATTTCACAATTATCTATTACTGACATGTACCAAGTTTTCTTGGGTGCAACGGGATTTGGTTCAGTAATATGGATAATGTCATAGGTAATTTGATCGTTACCGTGTAATTGCATTCCAATAATATTAAAATGATTCAATGTCGTTGCACTATTGTAATAAAAAAGATGGTTTGTAGGAGTATTAATTAATTTTAAGCGAGAGCGACCTGTTCCTTGAAGCGTGACGTTTTCTTTTGGCAACAAACCTTGAGCGTAGTATGTTTTATTGTTAAATTGAACCACTCCACCACCTAAACTAGCCACATAATTAATGGCTTCTTGAATACCCGTTGTTTCATTAGGTAGTTCACCTACTACTCCAAAATCTAATACGTTGACAATGTGATTCGTTTTCTTATCCATTTCTGCCAACTGTGCGGTAGTGTCCGTTAATCTTTCGTTAACTGTAGCGAATCCACCACGCGCCTGTACAACCTCCGCAATGTCCGTTCCACTTTGCAATACTAAGTCGTTAAGTTGCGTTTGTAAATTCGTTTGCTCGCTCGTAAACTCGTCAATCAACGGTTTCTTTTCGTTAAAGTAGTCGCCCGCTTCTTCCGCACGTTGCGCCTGTACTAACGCTTCGTCCGCAGCTAATTTCGCTGATTTCCCGTAATCCTTTTGCCACGCCATTATGCACGCACCACCGATCGATACGCGCTAGTTGTCGTAATGGTAAACGAAGTAAATGCGTCGAATAAGTCGTCGAACGATTCGCCCGCTTTAAGCGTAATTGTAAAGCCGTTAAGTGTAACTACTACGTCTGTTTCTCCGTCATTAACGATACCTAGTCCGAACATCTGCGTACCATACGTTTTCGTTACGTTAGTTGAACCGCTGAATGCGTCTTTGACGATACGCCCACGTTCGATAAATCGGTTAGCACCGTATTCGCCCGTGATAGCTTCGTATGCGTTCGTTGTAGCGTTGTAATATTGTGGCGCTGGAATTCCCTGCGACCTTACTAGCGGTTGGTCTTGTGCGCTCATTTAAATTCCTCCTATTCGAGATTCTACGTTAATTACGATTTTGCCTTTATTCGGAAACGTTTCGACACGTCCATCTGCGTAAGTCACGAAGAACTCCGCATATAAGACGCCTACCTTATCCGTTTCACCCGTATTGAATATAAATTCCGCAACACCATCGGCACCCGCAGTAGCTTCGCGATTCACTAACACCGTGCCATTCCGTTCAGCTAATTTAAAAAGAACGGTAGCACCCGTTAAATCAACCGTGGTACCGTCCGCTTTCTTTAATGCCGCTCGAACAGCGTGTCGTGTATCGCCTTGTTTAAGCGTTATCTTCATTGCGTACTTCCTCGCTTTCCGCGTACATTTGACATTGCGAAGTAAAGGAGTACGTTGTGTACACGTTGTACGTCGTTACTTCAACGTTACTATCTATTTCCGTCAATTGAACCGTCATATTTCCACCGCCTATATAATTTTGTCTTGTATAACTCCGCCGATAACTTGCACGCGGTCGCCCGCCACCGGAGTATAAGACGCTAGACGCGGATACCGTTTAATTGTCTTCGTGGATTCTCCGTCGAATATTAACTGCGGTCGCCCGTCGACATAATCGCTAGGTATCGTTGCATAGCGTATTGACTTACCGCTATCGTCACCGAATAATAAACGTTTGAATTCGTCTTGTCGGATTATCATGCGACACCTCCTACGTTAACGATTTGCCGTACTTCATGCGTCATGGTACCGCCGACTTCCAAGTCCATCGTCCACGACAATTCGAGGAATGTACCGTTAATACCTAACGGATCGTAGTTAAACGCAACCACGTTAGAGTAACCGTGGAACGGCATTAACGCGGTACTGAATTCGATACGCCCGTAAACTTGCGATGCTTCAAACGCTATCCGCTCGACATATGCGTCTAATGCCGTTTGGTCTGCGATGTTATCGATTTCACGGAAGTCTACGATACTAAAACCGCGTGATACCGTTGATGTCGGTGAATTCGGATTATCGTTAATGAACGAAGATACTAACGGTTCTTCTTCCTCGTTCGTCCGTATGACCGTGAATACGTTAGGTACTTCGGATATATCGAGTTGTTCCGATGCACCGTCGAATGTGACGGATTTACCATCGGTTATATAAGCGTAATCTTCGCTACGTTCCGCTGGACTACGATACTTAAATGCCGTGTAATAACCGTTCTCGTCTACGTGAATCTGCGTAAAGTTAATCTGACGTAGTAATTCGTTAATAGCTAATAGCTTTTCGCGTCCTGGCTCGAATTCAATATCGCGAGGCAATACGTCATCCGTCTGTTCGATGTTATACGTGGATATGCCCGCGCTTGAAAGTATCGCTACAAATTCGTCATAATAGCGTGAACCTGCGACCACCGTATGCCTCGACGTAAATTTATCGTTAAGCAGAATCATCGTTCCGTCATAAGCGTCTATCTCTCGTTTAATAACGCCACCTTCGTCTTTACGCGTTGGTGACGATAATAAAAATACGCCTAGCGGAAATTCAACCCATCCGCCTAGCGTATCTCCTTCGTTCGTTGACGTTTCAACCGTTTGTATATGCGAATAGAAAGCGTACTCACGCGACTTCTTAGCGGTCGGCGGTACAAATACGCGCATATACGGTTTAATACGGTCATTTAAATAATCGATGTCTAACGTAGAATCTTCGGTTAACGTAAACTTCGCTACTCGCTTAATCTGCGCTAATGCTGATTGGTCGACCGATGCTTTTTCTACGTTAGGTAAATCGAATTTCCTACGGTTAAGTCCGTCTAATAATTCATAGCGGAAGTCAACCGTCACTGATGCGGAGTGTAACGCCTTGACGATTTGCGCGTTAGTGAAACCTCCGCGTGCTAAATCAATCATCCGTTACACCTCCGCATCATAGTCGATTTCCGTGATTGTAATATTAGCGGTTGCTACACGGTATTCCTTCGAAATAGGCAACGTTTGAATCACGCCGTATAAGAATTCACCGTTATCATCGCGGTAGCATATCGGCGTACGATTCGTGACAAATTCGCGTAGCTTTAACATCGGTGTCATATCGCGAGACGCTTGTAGCGTTACGTTAATTGCGTAGTCCGCATATGTTCCGTATTGAATGACCGGTCGCTTACGTCCTGCGTATTTCATCGTTGCAGATTCCGGTGTGTATTCCGATTCAACGCCTGTTCCGTTATAGACGAAATTATAAACGGTGTATTCAGCGTCTAACGGATCGTGGATGTACGCGCCTTTAAACGTGACTGACTGCGTAACTTCCGCGCTATATGAATACGTTCCCGTTTCGCCTAATGCTACGACGAAATACGTATATTCCGTATCGTTCGCTACTGCGTAATCCGTAAAAGTAGCGTTGACATTCGCAGCTATCCGTACCCATTGACCGTCGATAACCTTGTAGATATCGTTGCCTAATACGATGGGTTGCGTGCCTATTGGTGTTGGCGTAGTGATTACGAGTTGAATCGATGCTTCCGCTTTAAACGCTTGAAGCGTAGGTATTGCGGGCGGTGTATACGATACTGTTACCGTGATTTCGTTGAATGACGAAAACAGCCCGCTACCGTCTTTAACACGGACTTTAATCTTGTACGTACCACCGTTCAGTAAATCAACGCCTACTGTCCGTGCTTTGACGGTGCTGACGATTTCTCCTGTGTCCCATACGACCGCGCTTAGCGAATCTTCTATAATAATTTGATACGACGATTGACTTGCGCTAGTCCATTGAATAACAGGACGGGATACGTTTACAGGCGAAGTAGGCGATGTTATCGTTGGTGCTGACGTCGGCTCTGCGGAGTTAAATACTGCTAAGTTAGACCACGGTGAGATTAACCCTGCGCTATCATACGTCCTTACTTGCCATTCGATACTACCGTTAGGTAACGTGTTCGACGCTACGTAGTATTCTTGGTCGGGACCATTCGTTATAATGTCATTCCATACCGAAGTGCCTACCGTACGCCAACGTAAATCAACTTTCGACTGCGTGTCATTTATACTATCGTTGTGACGCCAAGTGAATCGGTTAGTCTTCGTGCGGTCTACGATGATTCCGTTTGGTGATAAGTTCGTTGGAATAGTCGGTGCTACGTTGTGTTGAATCGTGAATACTCCGTTGGATATATCGTAAGGACTGTAAGAAGTTCCGTCGTACGCTCGAATACGAATTAACGCCTGTGACGTTTCTACTTCGTTAATGAAGTTATACGCGTAAGACGTACCACTGACTCCGTTAGCGATGGTTTTCCAAGTAGAACCGTTATTCGTAGATAAGTCGATTTGGTACGTTAAGATACCGCCTTCTAAATCAACTGATTCATTCCACGTAACCGTATGCGAACTATTCCACGCCTCTCCACCGTTTGGACTTATAATATTAGGTGCTGTTGGTGGGGCATTGTATGTTATTGTTAATTTTGGTCTGTTGGTCCCGTCTGACGAATGATAATCAATATAGTACATCGGCTCTGTTGCTGTTCTTAATAAAAACCCATTTCCGACATCGTTTTTAATTGTCGTTGTAACGTCGTATATTTGGTACTGTGCTACGTGCGTTGAATCGCCAATCATTTGGATATTACTTCTATGACTTGCGTTCGTGTCCGTTGTGGGCGCGTTATTAAATGTTACTGTCGTTTCATTCCACGGCTGTATAATTGGTTCGGCGTAAGCTGCATATGACACTTGTTCAGAGTATCCACTTTGGTATAAACTCAATTCCGCCTTTGATATTGTTGCTGGATTTATACCCTGTAAATCAAATTTGATTAATGATTTATAAATGTAAACTTCTGACGCGCCACCAATCCTTAAAATACTTTCGTTTCCATAATTACTATCAGCATTTTGCGAATTAATCCACGCGTCTTTTCCTGTGATTCCATCCGGTTGAATAATAATTGTTGGCATATTCGCCCTCCTTTCGTTATCTGACGTTCTATCTCCGCTGTATCGTTTGCTTATCGAATAATTTCGTAAGGTCGCTGATATCCTTCACGGATTTCGCGTCTATCGTAACGTTCATCGGTCCGCTAAATACCGTGCCACCGTTCGCTGACGCCGTACCTGTCGATAATGACGCAGACCGAACGCCTGTTGACGTTGATGGCGTTTTGTATGGCGCAACAGTAACCGAACCACCTAACGATGATTGTAACGCTGAATTAACCGCTCTCGCGATTGCCGTTGCTTGGGCTACTAATGCGCTTTCCATCGAAGCTAATCCGTTTAATAAGTTCTGACCGGCAGTTACTCCGATTTGTGTTAGCGTCTTGAATTCGTCATTCGTCGCTTTCGTTACGCCTTTAATCTTCGCAGTCCACTCCGTCTGTAATAACGAAAGTTCTGCGTTAGCCGTCGCACGTAATTCCGTGATACGTTTCGCTGTGTCCGCTTTCATACCGACAAGTTCGGCTTCCGCTTGCTGACGTGCTAATAACGATTTCTCTTTATATAGCGCGGAGTATTGCGTTAGCTGTTCCGATGTTAACGAGTTCAGCGCTAATAACTGCGGTAATGCTTTCGGACCCATTTCGCGTAGTTCCGCTAGTAAACCGCCGTCAATCGCTTTACCGGATATCTTTTCGATTTCCGATTGCCACAATTTAAATCCGTCAACTTGCGAATTAAGATTCGATAGCAACTCCGATCCCGACTTCTCGACTTTAACGTCGAACGCGTCGAAGATTCCTGCGAATGACATTAACGATGACATACGCGAGTTTAACGAATCTGTATACGTTTTAGTTAACGCTAGTTCATCGGAACGTAGCTTATCGTTAATCGCCGACATTTTGCCCGCGTAAGTTTCGTTGATTGACGTAATTTCTGCGTTCACTTTCGCAAGTGCATCGCGGTACTGAATTTGTGCGGATATCTTTTCTTGCGTGCCGTCTTTAAATGATTCCGCTGCTTTCCGCCATATGTTAGCTTCGTCAATTAGCGAAACTTGTTCGAGGTTCTTTTTGTTATCGACGAATTGCTTAATCGCTTCTAAACGGTCTTTCGCGCTAGTAGCGTCAACCTTCGCAATTTCCGATTGATGCTTACGTTTGTTAGCGAGAATATTTGCGTCTGCGTCGTCTTCAATCTTCGCAATCTTACGGACTTCTGCCGACGTTAGTTTACGTTTAGCGTCGCGCGCTCTAGCGTATATTTCAGCGATATCAGCCGTAGCCTTACGAGCGATTGCCGACTGTTCCGCCGATGCAGTTTTATTGATTACCGCGACTTCTGACGCGTTGGATTTCGCTACACCTGCGATGACTGCCCCGAGGTCTTTCATAACGGCTTCATTAAGCGCTTTAGTCGAATCAACACCGTTAGCAAGACCGATACCGATATTGCGTCCTACTACATTGTGCGCCCAACGTGATGGCGAGTTGATATCGAATAGTTTCGTAAACGTGTCTTTGACGGAATTAGCGATTTTCTTAACGCCGTTTATTAACGCAGAACCCATCGATGTGATACCGTTTATTAAACCTTGAATAATCTGACGTCCTGTACCAGCTAAATCGATACCTGCGAGGAACTTACCGACATTCGCCCATATATTTTTAAGCGTATTCAGTATCGTATCCCATGCGCCTTTCCAGTCGCCTTGTAACACCTTTAATACCGTTTGTATGATACCGAGTACGAGGTTAATCGCGGTGCTGACAACGAGTTTAATCGTTTCCCATGCGTATTTTACGACTGCTACGATGATAGGGAATACCGCTTGGAATACGCCTTTAATTACGCCCATGACCGTCTGTATGACGATTAGCACGTTATTAAATACGCCTTTAACGATAGTCATTATCGCTTTACCGTTCTCGTCCCAAAACGCGCGAAACTTCGTTAATTGTTCCGCACCGAATTTAACAACCGCTGCGATAATCGTAGATACCGTTTGCCTAATCGCGTTAAACGCTACTGCCGTCGCCTTCTTAATCGCTTCCCACGCTTTGTTAACGCCTTCGCGGAACCAATCGATTTTGTTATACGCTAATACGAGGATTGCGATAATACCTACGATTGCTGCGATAGTTAATCCGATAGGTCCCGTTAATACTGCGAACGCTGCCGATAATAAACCTGCCGCGCCACCTGCGATTCCCATTGCGCCTGCAATTGCTGTAAGTCCGGTGATTGCGCTACCTACGATGGCTAACGTAATTCCGATAGCTGCGACGATAGCCGTAAATATGCCGACGATTGCCGTTCCGACTACGAGGAACTTCTTCGTACCATCGGATAGGTTCGTGAAACGTTCCGCAAGTCCCGCTAATGCGATTGCCGCCGCTTGAACATACGGTACTAATTGATCGCCGATAGTTATCGTAAGTGATTCGAACGCTCCCGATAAGTTTTCGAGCGCTCCGCCGATTCCCGCTTTCATTTTAGCCGCGGCTTCTGCGGATGCACCTCCGCTGTTACGAAGTGCGTCCGACATCTTATCGATTTCCGTTGGTCCGGCTTTCATTAACGCTAAGAAACCCGATACCGCTTCGGTACCGACTAGCTTACCGAGTGTTGCGACCTTCTGCGCTTCTGTTTCGCCTTCTAACGATTTACCGAGTTCTCCGACTATTTGCGATAGTGACTTCGCGTTTCCGCTTGCATCTTGTACGGAGAATCCGAGGTCTTCCATTATTTCGTATTGTGCTTTCGCGGGATTATTTAACGCTAATAATGACGCACGTAATGATGTTCCTGCGTTACTCCCGTCAAGTCCGGCATTTGTTAAAATTCCCGCTGCTGCCGCTAATTCTTCAAGCGATATTCCTAACGCAGCGGCAGGCGAACCCGCATAACGTAATACGTACGCTAGGTCATCAATACCTGCGGCTGATTCGTTAGCAGACGTTGCTAATACGTCAGCGACTCTACTTGATTCGCCCGCCTCTAAACTGAATACGTTTAATGCCGTCGCTACTGTATCTGCCGCTAATGCGAGGTCTTCTCCGCTTGCTTCGGCTGCTGCGATAATTCCAGGCATTGCCGCGATTACTTGATTCGCGTTAAAACCTTTTGCTGCTAACTCCGTCATCACTGTGTTACCGTAACGGCTCTTTATCCGCTACTTCTTACGGTTTCCCGCAAGGTCAGACTATATCATCACCTTCGCCTTTACGTTAAGGTGTCGCGCGCTCGTGGTACTTTACTGCCGTCGACTTTACGTTACGGCTCCGTGTACTAGTCGTTGCACGTTCCGAAGGTTTCCCGTTCGGCTTCGCTCATGATTAGCTTATTTTACTTTTCTTGAATTCATCAAATTGATATTCGGTATTGTTGTAATAGCCATAGTGACCGTGGAATTCACTGTGGCATTTAACACATAATGTAATTCCGTTAGATATTTCTGTTCGCAAAGTAGGGTTTTTTGCGTAACTAAACAAGTGGTGAGCTATAAGATTCCCACCTTTACTATCCTTACACACAACGCATGTGTAGTTATCTCTAGCATAGACACTTGTTCTCCAAACGCGGTACTCCGGATAATTTCTTTCTTTCATTCTGTCTTCTAATGATTTATCTTGACTGTAGTTGTACGCGTTTTCGCCACTTCTAAAAGTTTTAGCGAAGTGGATATCCTTACATTTCGTAGAGCAATAATGCGCCTTTGATTTATTTAGTTTAGATTCAGTTCTGTCAATTGACCGTTGACAATTAAAACAATTAATCGAAATCCTTCTTACTTTCAAAGAAATATCGCCTCGTCTTAATGCGTTTAATCTACAATCGTTTGAACAGAAAGTTTCTCCTCTTATTTCAGAAGGTCTTCTTTTAAATGTTTTCTCGCACTCCGCGCAAGTACAATCCACACGTATATAGTTATGATTTAATTCTCCAATCATCGTTTCTCCTATACCGGACACGTAACATTCTTTAGAACAAAAATGATATTTATTATTGATTTTCTTTGAGGGTGTGATTTTCATTTCTTTTCTGCATTTGAAACATTCCGTAAGCACCCTATTGTAATTACGGTTGTTTTCACCTTTTGAAGTATCTGATAAATGTTTAGTCCAACATAACTTCGAACAAAAAGTATTTTTATCTCCTTTGATCCTTGAAGGGTTTATTTCGAATTCTTTTTTACATGTCAAACACGTATGACTAATTAACATTATTCTATTTTTCCCAGCGCATATCGAAGAACAATATTGAGAATCTTTTTTAACTGTTTCATACTGCGAATTACAACTACCACAAATTTTCTTGTGTTTCTTTCTTTGTTCGGTTCGACAAACCCTACATTTGCCTTCGTAACCATCCTTAGTCATTTTTGATGGTGAGAACTTGGAAAAAGGTAATTCTTGTGTACACGATTTACATTCCTTCATAAACACCATCCATTCCACGTTTTTTAATATCAATTTTCGAAAAGTAAAACTTAGCCTTCCATGAATTCACGCGATTTTCATTCCCGTATTTCTACGAAACGGACCATGTATGTTTAGCCGTTGCTACGCTACTTGCGCTTTCCGAAGTTTCTGCGCCCATCTTCAATGCCGCTTCTTTCATCGCGTCTAATTCCTTAGCGGTCGCGCCTGCGATTGCGCCCGCTTTCCGCATTTGTGAATCGAAGTCCGCCGCTTTCTTAACCGCGAATCCGAGTCCTGCGCCGATTGCTAACGTAGCTGCTCCGAATGTGGTAGCAAGTCCGGCTCCTACGTTTTTCATATCGTTACCGAATGTATTTAAATCACGTTTCGCCGCGTTAAGATTCTTCGATAAATTCGATATATCAGCGCCGACCTTAACTACGATATTTTCGTTCATCTAACGACCTCCTTTCGCCGTTCCTCCGCTACTTTTTCGCGAATGTAAACTGCGATAGTAACGTTTGTTGCTGTTCCGTATATTCGCGTAATTCCTTCGCTGTCATCCGCCCTTCACGTTCAGTTCCGTTAGGACGCTTGAACAATTCCGACGGTTTAAGTTTCTTCGCGTGATACGCTTGCCTAACGAACATAGCTTCGGTTGCCATTCGTTCATAAGCGTCATACTGGCGTTCCTGTTGCGCCTTCATGAGTATCGTAAACTCGCGCGGTGTTAACGATAATACCTCCGAAGGTTTCAGCGACATAAAGCGCCAGCCTTCCGCTATTGCACGTTCGACTTCCGATAAGCCACGTAGATAACGTTCTATTTCAGTAGGCGGTCGAGTTGTTTCTTCGCGTCCTTGTTCTCCGCTAACATCTTCGTCAGTAGCGCCTTGTAGAAAAAACTCTCGCTAATAACCTCGTTGCATAAACGCATGATTCCGAGGAAGTCTAAGCGTTCTTCTGTTACCGCTGATTCAATCGCCAGTTCAACGTCTGCTAACGTATAAGATTCGCCTGTATGTTTAAGACCTGCGGAAACAACATGCGGTAATAACTCCGGGTCGCCTTGTAACGCTTGACCGACAACCGCTAATGATCCGCCTTCTACGATTTTGTTTAAGTATTTAACGCTGTCCCAAGTAAGTTTTAATTCGTGTTCTTTTCCGTTAATAGTGAAATTCGCCATTTATATCTGCCCCTTTTTACCGTCGGTAGACGTATTTTTAGTCAAAATAAAAAGGCGGTGTTACCCGCCTGTTAATCGTTTATGCTACGGGTGCTACTACTGAATCGCCCGCCGGTACCGATACTAATGTTTCTGTCGCAATATCTCCGCTTAATTTCGCTTCGAACGAATATGTCGCTGATTCGTCGTCTGAATAATCGTATTCAAGCGATGAAATCATGTACGTACCCGCTTTCGCTTTAAGCGTTTCGATATTGATTTCGAGGATTTCTACGTACTCTGCGTCGTCAAGCGCTGATTCTAAATGCGCTAATGCACCGTCGTCTTTCGTGATTAAACCTTCGAAGCTAATCGTTTCAGTCTTGCGCCCGTAGTCGGATGCTTCGAGGTCTTTCGTATTGATTTCGATTTCATCGCGCTCTTTACTGCGTGAACCACCCGTCTGATTTAATACGCGTAGTAATTGTTCCGTACCTTCCGTGAAGCGTACTGCGAATACTACGTTACTTCCCTTAATTACGTTCGATGCCATTTTTCCAACACTCCTTTTATGTTTTCTTCATAAGAAAAAACACCCTTAAAGTAGGTGTTTTTGGTATTTAAATATTCTTCTAATTGTTCTCTATCGTTTTTAAGTGTTCCGTACGTGTTATGGAAGCTACCTTTTATAAGAACACTATGACACCATTTACACATCGTCATCCCATTAGATATTTCTGTCCTTAAATTTTCATTCTTGGAGAAACTTTCTATGTGATGGACTTCTAAATCTTCATCCTTCACTAACCCACAACATGTACACGTGAAATTATCTCGTTCCAAAACAGCGATTCTCCATTTTTTATACCTTTTAGAATACCTACCTTTTTGGTTCTCGGGATTTTTGCCACCTTTCCAGTTAAAGTGGTTTTCTCCGGACGTTTTGATACTTTGCTTCTCTCTATTACAAAGAGTACAACCACTCTTTTTAAAATCATTTAAGCTGCGTGTTTGTACGGTTTTGTAATGAATTGAACAACGGAATTCTAAGGGTATAATATTATTGAAGTATTCCTCACTAATTAATAAGCAACCTTCTTTAGTGAATATCTCACGTACTGTATCTATGTGTAGACGACGTTCTTCGTCTTTACACAACCTGCACCTAGTGCCTCCTTTAATCGATGACCAAGTAACAGTAGCTATTCTTTCAGGGTGCTTTTCACAAATGTAGCTAATTGGAATTCTGCAACCTAGGTATTCATCACTTAATAATGTGTAACCGAGTTTTAGAAATTCGGATTTAACGTACTCATGCGTTAACAAAAGCAATCCCCCTTAGCTATATTTTTCCGTAGATTAAAGAAACCTCAACATCGAAGAATACCTTATGTTTCTGCGTTTCACTTTCGGTAGCCTCCGCCGGTATCGGTACTACATTCGTAACGAACGCATCAAAAAAGCCGACTGCGATTGCAGGCGACTGTGACGTTCGGTATAGCGTTATCTTTTCGAAGTTAATTGCGCTCACTATATCCGACTGTAGCCGCGCTTTATCGGTTGACGATTTCGCGTATAATCCGACTTGAAAGCGTAGTACAGTCCGTATAGACTCGCGACCCTTCGAT